GACCAGGAAGGATAGTTTTTACCTCCCCAATAGCTTGCTCTTTAACTCCTTCCATTATAGCATCTTTTTGGAGAAGCACATAAGCACTGCCACCAATCAAAGTGATTGATGTAAGTCCAGACAACAATGCGATAACATTAATTAACTTTTGCATCTTTCTTGGGTTCAATAGCAGAGACGACTTCTGGTTCTTTCTTTACTGGTGCTTTAGCATTTCCGTTTCCACCACTCTTAGCAGGGGAAAGTCCGAAGGCAGCGAGAGATCCAGAGAACACAGAGGCAATGAAGGTAGGATCAAAATCCAAAATCTTTTGACCGTTAGGAAGTCTAACGTAACTGAATGTGAGTAGAGAGGCGGACCAGATAAGTACGACGACTTTCACTAAATTACCAAGAACTTCACTTCTATCTTCATGATGGTCTTTCTCTTCTACCTTTGCTGGTTGTGTATCAGCCATAGGTATAGGAGTAAGGCAGCTCTATTTATTGTCTAAATAGGTCAGAACACAATATCTATGAAGCAGAAAGATGCCTCTTAGTAAGTTAGATAATTTTATCAAGAACACCCAGGGTCGTATTTTATATGTGAATCCTAATGATCTTGATGCCACTGATAGCATTGAGAATCAGGGTAACTCTCTGACACAACCCTTCAAGACTATCCAGAGAGCTTTACTTGAAGCTGCTAGATTCTCTTATGTAAGAGGTAAGGATAATGACCTCTTTAACAGGACAACTATTATGTTGTATCCTGGTGATCACATTGTTGATAACAGACCAGGATTCGCAATCAGAAATGTAGGTGGTGTTGGTAAAGTTGTAAGTCCATCTGGTTCTGAAACCGATGCTACGACTACACTCAACCTCACTTTAACATCAAACTTCGATTTAACTCAAGAAAATAATATTCTTTATAAGTTTAATAGTGTCAACGGTGGTGTTATCGTTCCCCGTGGTACATCTATCGTCGGTCTTGACCTCAGAAAAACAAGAATCAGACCTAAGTATGTTCCCAACCCTACTGATGATAATGTAGGACAATCTGCTATCCTTAGACTTACTGGTGGTTGCTACTTCTGGCAGTTCACTTTCCTTGATGGTCTGGATAATGAGTTGGTTTATACTGACCCACAAACTTTTGATACCACTAATAGATCTCTCCCCACATTCTCTCACCACAAACTCTCTGCCTTTGAGTTTGCTGATGGTGTAAATGATGTTGCTGGATACAGTGGTCTGACTGACCTCAGCATGTATTATTACAAGTTGACACATGCTTTCCAGTCTGCATCTGGTCGTCCTGTTTCATTCCAATGGCCAAATGAGCAGGGTGATTTTGATAAGGTAAGACCTGAATATGAGATCGTTGGTGCTCTCGGTGTAGACCCAGCAATCGTAACATCTATGTTTGCTGGTGACGGTGCTACTCCCACAGCACAAGTTACTGTTACTACTCAGAGTCCTCATGGATTCACCACTGGAACACCTATTAAGGTTCGTGGTGTTAATATCTCCAACTATAACATCTCTGCGTTTGTCACATCCGTAATCAGTGACACATCCTTTACTTATCAGTTGCCAAGTTTCCCACAGAACTTAATCGCAACTCCAGACTCTTCTAACGCAACTATCACTATTGAGTCTGATACTGTTAGTGGTGCTTCTCCATACATCTTTAACGTATCCCTTAGATCCGTTTGGGGTATGCAGGGTCTACATGGTGATGGTTCTAAGTCCACTGGTTTCAGATCTATCGTTCTGGCACAGTACACTGCTATCTCTCTCCAGAAGGATGACCGTGCTTTCGTAAAGTATAACGAAGAGTCTAGACTCTATGATGGTATTGTTTATACTAAGGTAACTGGTGGTGATCTTGCCTCTGGTTCTAGTTCTACCAGCAGTGCTACAGTTTATCACTTAGATTCTGATGCTGTCTACAGAAGTGGATGGGAAAGCACTCACGTTAAGTTGAGTAATGATGCTGTATTCCAGATCGTTTCTGTATTCGCAATCGGTTTTAATAAGCACTTCGAAGCTCTAAGTGGTGCTGACGCATCTATCACCAACTCTAACTCCAACTTCGGTCAGATTGCTCTGGTTGCTGATGGATTCAAGGCAGCAGCATTTAACCGTGACGACCAAGGTTTCATCACTAATGTTATCACACCAAAAGAGATTGCTCCAAGAGAGAAGCAAGTCAACTGGTTGCAGATTGACGTTGGACTGACAACATCCGTCGGTATTTCTAGTCATCTTTATCTGTTTGGTTATAGTGACCAGGATATTTCTCCCACATTCTTAACTCAAGGTTTTAAGATTGGTGCCAGACATGGTGAGACACTGTATCTCCCAGGTAGCAGTGGCATTGGTACTCTGACTGCTACGATTCAGATGCCTGATAATGAGGTATCTTCTGGTTCTACTATTGCTTATGGTAGCAAGTCTGGTATTAAGGAAGCAGCAGTTACTTCTGGTCCTACCGATAACGAACTGACACTTGCTAGTGACATTGGTTTAGTAACTGGTGAGTCTATTAAGGTTATCAGTCAGACTGGTGATCTTCCCGAAGGATTAGAAGCACATAGAACTTACTATGCTATTAGAGTCTCTGCTACAGAGATTAAGGTTGCTTCTTCCTTCTCTGATGCCCTGAATGACAACGAAGTTTCTATCGTTGGTGGCACTGCTCTGTTTGTTCGTAGTAGAGTAAGTGATAAGGTTGCTGGTGACATTGGACACCCAATCCAGTTCGATACTGTTAATAACAACTGGTTCGTACATGTAAATACGAACAGTGACATTTACACTGGTCTCTCTACCTTCACCAGTTCTTCTACATCTAGATCTTACGTCAGAAGATATGATGATACTAGGGGTCTTGACTCTAAGATCTATCGTGTTGGTTATGTAATCCCCAAAGAATCTCAGGATGCTAGAGATCCTAGACAGGGATATGTTCTGCAACTTTCTAGTCAGACTGGATTTGCTCAGACTGGATATGCTGCTGCTACAACTCTTCAGAGATCTGATATTCTGTACAACAGAAACAATAGTTTCATCTCCACATGTTCAGCATCGGGTAGTGTTGTAACTGTCAGAACAGATCTTCCTCACGGATTAGATGTTGGTGATAAAGTTATCTTCACTAACATTAAGAGTAGCACTAATGCTGTTGGTGCTGCTAATAGTGGTTACAATGGTGAGTTCACTGTAACTGGTGTTACCGATGATATGGTATTCACCACTGGTACTACTGATACCGATGGTGTAACACATAATCCTGGTACATTTACAGATACCACTGGTTCTAGAAACCTTTCTCTGCCTAGATTCGAGAGAAACGATCTCCAATCTAACTTCTTCATCTATAGAAACACCACGGTTCAGTCCTACGAGAGGGACAAGTCTGATGGTCTTTATATCCTTGAACTGTTAGATGCTGACTATGCACCAGAGGTAGAGTTCACTGCTCAGAAGTACAAACCAAACGTAGAGGATTACTATCCTCAGTTTGATAGAGACAATGCTAGTGCTAACCCACCTGCCGCTGCTTCTTATGCTAAGAGAGCACCTATCGGTGCCGTTGTTACAAACGAGCAGAAGAACAGTCTGACAAGAAATACTATTGATAGTCTGTTCAGAAAGGTAAAAGCAGGTAAGGAAGTTAGTGCCGTTGATACCACTGCTGGTATCACCACATTAACATTCAGCAGAAGACATGGTTTCAATGGTGCTCTGGGTATTACTACCATCACTGATAACACAACTTCTCATGCTGATGGCACATATTATAATGTAAAACTACTGAATGACGGCACATCTACATGGCAAGGTGCCACTGCTAAGGTATTCGTATCTGGTGGTGTTATTGCTGATGTTGATATCATGAACCCTGGTTCTGGTTATGCTTCGGCACAGAACCTTGATATTGAGAGCATTGGTGGTGAAGTTGGCATTGGAACTACTACCATTGCCGTCAATGTTGGTGACGTTGTACAAGTAACTGGTGTTGGTACAACTGCTACTAAGCACTACAGAATCGATAGTATTGTAAGTGATACTGAGATTGCTATTGCCAGAACTTCTACCGACCCAACAATCCTGGCAAACTCTTACGTTTATAATGTAGGTGTTGCTGTTACTATCTCTAGCACAACTTACGATGCTCCAAGTGGTATCACTACATTCACATGTAGCAACCCACATAATCTCATTGCTGGTAACAAGTTCGAACTGCTGAATACAAGCAACGCAAGATTGGGTGAGTTCACTGTTCGTGAAAGAGTTGGTATTAATACCTTCACTGCTATTACTACAGATGAAGTAACATCTCCATACTATCTCTACAAGCATGGATTAGAGGCAAATGAGCAATCTACTTCCATCACTGAAGAGTTTGGTGGTAGATTCTTCGCAATCTACGGTGGTGTAAGTGATCAGATTGTTGATGCTCTGACATCTACGGGAACCGCAATCAAACTGCCTAATGTTAATCTGGCAACCACTAAGAAGTTTGCTCTGGGTGACTACATCCAGGTCAATCGTGAGATCATGAGAGTCGTAAGTTCTGAACTTGGTGGTGTCGGTAGTGATGAGATTACTGTTGTTCGTGCTATGTTTGGCACCAGAGCAGTTGCCCACGATGCTGGTTCTAGAATCCAGAAGATTGTTCCTCTACCTGTAGAACTGAGAAGAAACTCTATTCTTAGAGCATCGGGTCACACATTTGAGTATCTTGGTTATGGTCCTGGTAACTATTCCACAGGTCTGCCACAAGTTCAGACAAGAACTCTGACTGATCTTGAAGAGTATCTCTCTCAAGCACAGGATAGAGGTGGTGGTATCGTTGTTTATACTGGTCTCAACAATGATGGTGACTTCTATATCGGTAACAAGAAGATTAACTCCTTCACTGGTACAGAAGAGACATTCAACGTTCCTATTCCTACTACAACTGGTTCTGAAGTAAATGGTGCTAGTGAGAGATTTGATGAACTGGTTATCACCAACAGCATTTCTGTTGAGGGTGGTGAGAACAACAACATCCTCAGTAGTTTCGATGGTCCAGTAAGTTTTGGTAACGAAGTTTCTGCTGATGGTGATGTAACAATCAACGGTAGTCTCACCCTTGCTGGTGGATTAACTATTGACCCAACTGCCACTGCGTTGGCAACACCAACTTTCGGCAACATTCGCATTGCTCAAACTGATCTGAGCACCATTGATGTTGCTAGTGGTGATATCACAATCAACGCAGGAATGGGTGCCTCTGTTGGTATCAACACCATCACAACTATTGACGGTGACCTGTATGTAACTGGTAACATCACTGCTTTCTTCCCATCTGATAGAAATCTGAAGGATCAAATCCAAATCATTGCTGATCCAGATGAGAAGATTAAAAAACTGAGTGGTAATAGCTTTATCTGGAATGAAAAGGCAGGTAAGGGTAAGGAAGGTCAGATTGATTATGGTGTAATCGCACAAGAAGTCGAGAAAGATTTCCCCGAACTGGTTGTCACCGATAAGAATGGTGTCAAGAAAGTACGTTATGAGGGTCTGACTCCTGTGATGATTGAAGCAATCAAGGACTTGATCGGTAGGGTTGAGGCTATTGAAGGTGGAAGACCAAATGGTCCTAAACCAGGAGCACAAATGCAGATTCCACCTTATCCATATCCTTATCCCCCATATCCATATCCTTATCCCCCACAACAACCACCCCAGGAACCACAACAATAAATAGATAAAAAGGGTCTGTGTAGACGATGCCTAGTAATTTTAAGACCGTTGTTAATTTTAGGGACGGTATTCAGGTAGATACAGATGATATCGTTTCTTCGAATGGATTGGTGGGCATTGGTTCCACCCTTCC